CTTCCGCATAAACTTTACCGTCGATTGTTACTGTTTTAAGTTTCATTGGTCATCCAACCTATATATACAAAATGGGCATCCGCCCGGATTCGCCGTTAGCATCCGCTTTCGGCAGGCAATAAAAAAGCGCCCTTTAGGACGCTTCATTTCTATAAATGATTATTTACTTAAAGCTTGGCGTACAAATGCATCTTTTGCTTCAAGTAGCTTTCTTAATCCTGTGGATTTTTCAGGCCCGTCAGGAAGTTGCTCATCCATTTGCCGAGCTAAATCACCAATTGGCTTACTAACTTGCTGCAAATGTTCAGGTAAATGTTCATATTGGAAATATTGGATAATAGGGCTTGGCATTTTCTTCTCGCAAAAAAAGCACCCGAAGGTGCTATGGTTAAAAATTAAGTTCTATTTGATGAGTGCAATTGCTTTTAATCTTTCAAAAGTAAAACCATAAATTGCCATGGCTTGAAACCTTAATTTGAAGAAATGGCACCAGAATTCATTTTGTGCTCAGAATATATTGAGCATCTGACATATTGATTTGCTTTTCAGGCATTTGTAGTGCCTTTCGCTACGTTTCCTTTGCACTCCAAACCTTTTGTCTAGGTTCATCACCAACTAAGCGGATGCCTTGAGGACCACCTACATCAAATGTTGCCGTGATAGTCGCTGGACCCTCAAAAACACTACAATTCATTTTTACAGCGGTTAATCCAGCTAATGGAATACCTGTTTCCTCGTCACAAAGAGCAAGATGAGAAGATTTATCTGAAACTCTTTTAAGTACCAAATGTCTAACTTTTGATTCACTCATAAGCCAAACTCCATAAATGACAAAAGCGCCATTTGGGCGCTTATATAGGTGAAAATTGTGTCTTAAGTGAGTTTAGAATTACCTGTAATCGGCAATAATTACTCACAGTTAAATCCAGTTCCAACAAGGTCTTTTTTCAAATTTGAAACGAGATTTTGTTGTTCCTGCTGTTGTCCACTAAGATAATTTTTATCTAGAGTCTCTGCACCATCAATAGATTTATAAAGCTCTTTAGATTCCTCTAAATTGTCTTTTAAAAACGTGGTGAGGTTTAGTTTCGCCTGGGCAGCTCTACATAAATTATTTTTAGCTTCTAAATCTTGAGTAGCCTGTTTTACTTGACCAGTTGCAGGATCAAAAGAATATGCATTTGCCATTGCTGACTCCAAAGCTTCAGACAATCGATCATATTCTTTAAGATATTTTTGACTTGGTTCAGCTAAACAAGTGATGGAAATTAGGGTTAGACATACAAAAGCTATTGTTTTCATATTGTATAAATTCTGATGTTTTAAAAAATATAACATAAGAAAAATTACAGACCCAACTTTTTAAAAGCTTTTTCATCCAACTTTCTCAAATCATCTAAGCTATAGAAACGGCCTTCAGGATCAAAGAACTTATCAAAATCAAATTTCCCATCTTTATAGAGCTTAAAGCGCTTTGGCCCTAGCCACTCCCTTTGAAAGAAATCATCTGTTTTCTTAAAGAACTCTTTGAATGTGGTGTTTGCATCTAACTGTCCTATTAACTGGCTTCGCTCTTCTTTGGGGATGTCTTTAACTCTACGTTCGTCCATTACAAATGGCCGTTCGCCAACAAGTTGACCGTCCTTCTCGACCGGAACCAAGATACTGCGACAGTTAGGATGTAACGGCGGCACTCGCTTTGCCGGATCATTTATTTCCCACACTGAACCATCTAATGAAGCGCAAAGCTTAGAAGTTCGTCCATCTAAAACGCTAACAAATCGGACATATTCAAAGCCAATTTGGTTGAAGCTATTTAGATAGGCTTGATTAGCTACATGACTTCGCACAGTTCTTACCGTTCGCTCAATATCAGTTTTGGTACCATTTAAGATCCCATCTTCATAGTTAAGCCGTTTGGTACCACGAATACGCTGAACAATTTCTTGGTTAGTTTTGCCTGAATTAATACCATCTCGAATTGCATACTCAACCTTTTGACGGGCACTTTCAGCAATTCTTGAAAGCAGATCATCGACAAGAGCGCCACCTGCCAACGGAACTTTTTTAGCGGATAAGAATAGTTTTTCCCCATCAGGCTTATTAATTTTTGCTCCATAGAGCTTAGCTACGTAATTGGCCTCATAAACAGCCAGCGCCGTAGCAGAAACGGCAAAAGCTTCAGGTAATGCTAAATTAACACTGGCAAACCATTGGGCAATCAAATCCCTAATTTCCCTTAAATTTGAAGTTGTATATTTACCACCAGCTAAAGCAACTTTCTCCGACTCATTAAGCTCATCCAATAAATCCCGAAGCTTAGATAGCATCTTGCTCGTATCATCATTGAATAAAGCCAATAACTCATTTACCGTTTTTGATGAAGCACGATAAAGATAGGCCTGGTGCTGAGTGAGTGCTTCAAATAGTTTTTTGATATCTGTTGCCATCTCACTCTACCTTTTGATTTAAAGTCCCATCTTGCTCTGCTTCAACATTCTGAAGCTCTTCTTCATATTTTTGTTTAGGGAACATACCTGTTTGGTTGTATTCCCACCATGATTTAAATGAAGATCGGCCTTGTAGAGCTGCTTCAAATAACTGTCGAGCTAACTCAGCTAAATAACCCTGTTTGTTAAATTCTTGACTGATTTCGAACATCAAATCATCTTTAGTTAGAACATCCACATTAGGCGTTACAAACTTAGCAGCCCATCGTAATGCTGCTGACAAGGCTTCATTCATATTAACGACACAGAGCGAAAGAACTGAATGCTGAACGGCGTCATCACTATTCGCTTCGGTAGCGGTCTTTTTACTTCCCGAGCCCTTCTCAATTAAACGCGCCCCCATCTCCTTCATTTTTTCCCACTTATCTTTCATCGCTTCCCGGGCAAGAGTATTAGGGTCGGCTTGTACAATTCCTAAACCACCATTTTCAGGTAAAGGCAAAAGTACTTTCGCACCAATGTAGATGCCACGTTTCTTGGCTTGGTCATACCACTCCCAATTAACACCCTTCGCATAATATTGAGGTTGCCCCATATAAAAAACGGACTCTTGAAAGTCCGCACTGTCTCTGTAATGGGCTAAATTGAGATTAGCCAAAGGAAGTAATGGTGGCTTTTTAATCTCTTCTGAATTATCAATTGCACCTACAAATGTAAAAGGTATATAGGTCCAGAAATTCCCGTTGTAATCTGTTGGAAACTTCTTATCTCCGCCAACCCAGTTACCCTTTTCACCCTTTGTGTACACCTGAACAGAATAAATATATTTCCCATTACCCTCTTGCTCTAAACGAAGTACACGATATTGCTCTTGTTCGGTTTTACTAAATCCATCAGCACCGCGCTCAGACTTAAATTCACGTATAACCACTAAGCAAAGCTTTTTCTGGTTATCGATCATTACTGAATCCCAATTCACTACATCAAGGGCATTTAGTAAATGAATCATCGGATAGGCTTTTTGTGCTTTAAATTCCGCTAGATTACGAGCTGGTGGCACATCAGGATAATCAACATATAAAGCGCAACGATAATGCTTCAATAAGTGGCGAATTCCATTTTGAGCCAATTGATAAGTACTTAAACCGGCTCCATTCGCATTACGTTCTAAATGAGCAAGCTCGGGAGGAAATTTAAAACTTGGATCTGTTGCAAAAGCTGCTCCAACTAAACTATTTGATGTAGTCCCTGTTACTTCATAAAAGACTGCACGGGTAAGATAAGCCTCATAAGCGCTTTTATTTGCAGGTGATTTATCATGTGCATTTGGCATCGGCAAATATTTTTCACCTTTAGCCTTAACTGCATCTTCACCTTCACAAACATCATCAAGTTTTTGCCAGTATGGCAAGTTCTTAACATATTCAGCATGTTGAAAAGTTACATCACTCATCGAGCAAATCCCATATCAGCAAAGAAGGCTTCAAAACCTTCATGTAATTCATTAAACGCATCTGAAGCTGCATCCACTTGGTCGTCATGTGTGCCATTAGGAAAATGACGAAGCTCATCAATAAAATCCTTATTCCATTCACCTTTGAGCATTCGTACATTTCCTACGTTAACTTGGGCCGCAAATGGTTGTGCACGTGTAAGCTTGTCACCTGAAATTGGCTTAGCTATCACGCTATAACCCGCAAGAAGCTTCACAAATGAACTAGCTTGTGATTTACCAGCTTGACCGGGATCTTGTGGTAGACGCACAGAAACTTTTTTCCCATCTATTTTTGCTGTTTGTTCTAAGCGCTTATTCACATTGTCAGGTCCAAGCTGTCCTCTAGTTACATCGACAATGTAAGTAAAACCATCTGCGCCTAGAGCTTCTCGCACACCTACTGTAAAGTCGCCCTCATTTTCGGTAGCCCCAAAATCCCAAGCCCTAACTTGTTTCACTACATCCGCAGGCAAAGCATCAACAATTTGAATATTGTCGGGCTTAAAAAAACCGCCTGCTGGCGGTGATGGCATTTGTCGGTACTGCCCGGCAAATACATATGGTGCTGCTTGCTCCATTAGCCTCAATTTTTGGATATTGTGTTTTGCTGGCCACAGTGCGGATCCGTCTTCCTGAATAGCTGAAAGACATAGATGCTCCCACACTTCACCGTTACCACCAGCTACAGGAACGCCGTCTTTTCTATCACCTAGCAACCATCCAGCTAAATCATCTTCATGAAGTCGCTGCATAATCACAATGATCGGCGTATCTGGCGAGTTAGTACGCGATTCGAGTGTGTTCTGAAACCAATCAATTACCCCTTCTCGAATAGTTTTTAATGAAGCTTCATGTGCTTTATGTGGGTCATCAATAATAATGCAGCCACCAAAGCCTTTACGAAGTTTTCCTGCACCAAAACCAGTAATCGTACCGCCTGTACCTGTCGCATAGCAGACACCGCCTTGAGAAGTTCTCCAGAAGTCTTTAGCCTTACTATCATCACGCAATGTAAGCTCAGGAAAGACTTTTCTATACGCCTCTTCTTGTACAAGAGTTCGTATTTGGAAGGCATTATTTGCGGCAAGCATTGCCGAGTAACTGATATGAATAAACTCACAGTCTGGATTCTTACCAAAACACCAAGCCATGAAATTAATTACAGCAATTTCAGTTTTAGAATATCGTGGTGGAACGTTAATAATTAACCGCTTTATCTCTCCGCGATAAACTTTCATTAAAGCTTCGCAGATTTCTAAGTGGTGCCAATTTTGCATCCATTTATAACCACGGCGCTCCTTAAACATGTACCTTGTGAAGAAATATAAATCTTCTTGCGCCTCGATCCGGATGGCTTTATCCCGAGCCGCATCAGTACTCATCTAAGACTTCCCTCCGCGCTTTTAAGTAATCTTCCATTGGAACTGGAATTTCTGAATTAACTGTTTGGACTGGTCCGCCGTCTTTGCCTGTAATTTCTTGGCGATTAGTAAATTGACCACCAATGTCTTTAGCGGCTTGCTCAAGAATTTTTAAGGCTGTTTTGACGTTTCTAGTCTTCTCAAGTTGTCTTTGGTATTGCTTCAATCGGTAGTACTTATTAGCAATTGGAATATCAATTAAGCCTTTATCAAACTCATCTCTGGTTTTTTCAAATAGTTCGACATACTTTTTGCTTAAGTTCTTACCAGCAACCTTTGTAGGGTCATAAGTTGCAACTTGAACACGATCTATATCAACGCCAAACTCTTGTTTTACGAGTTCAGCCACTTCTTGAGGTGTATCACGACAAGCAAGAGACTGAACTATAAAGATTTTCACAGGCTCTTTTAGTGTCGCCATAACTTCCTCATCGTATAACTACGTATAACAAAATGGGCAAAAAAAAGAGCCATTAGGCTCAATTGATTACACAGTTGCCGCAGCATTTTGAAATATCAAGATTCGAAACAAACGGCGGATTTTTTGCGACTTCAATAAGTCGCTTAACATTTTTGCTTGGTCCATAACGTTTAACTACGCCAATAAACTCTTCAACGTCATGACCAGCAAGATAGTGCTTAGGAAGACCAGAACTATCGCTATAAACAATTTCTCCGTCCTCGTCTCTCATCACTCCAATGTGGTAAAGCTCATGTTCAAGTAAGTAACAGAACTCTGTATCGTTTGCACGCTCACAGAAAGAAGCGTCGACAGTTATTAAATAAGTAGGTACAAAACCAAACCAATCACGCATCTGTTGCTCTTGTCTGGCCTTACGCCATCCACCAACATTGAACATGACTTTTTCGCACTGACCTAACACCATAGCTTGCTTACTTTTATATGCAGAAGAGGCCCAAGCAAATGCTAAAAATTCTTCATTATCGTGAAGCAGCTCAGCAATATGGTCATGGTCAGGGTTATAAAGAGGTCCACCTATCGTTAAGTAGTTGGCCACAACCCATTTCTTTAGGTCTGGAGCGGGTATTAAACGAATTGCTTCCTCTTCTTCTGCCTGATCCAAAAGCAGCAGAAGGCGCAACAATTGCAC